CCTCTGGATCGATGGAATCGCTGGAACAAACTGGCGCCATTGCTGCGAAGTCCACGACGCTGCCTACAGTTCGCTTGCTAATAAACTATTTGCCGATCTTGACCTCGCGCGGTGTGTTGGCGAGAGCGGCGCACCAATCATGGCCGTTGTGATGTTCTGCGGCGTGACCCTTTTCGGATGGATTTGGTACGCGCGGGCCCGTCACGCCAACCGTTCCTGACGACCGGCGCTAGCCGAACTACTCAAACTCAACCCATCAAGCAGGAGACCCCGATGTCGGCACCGACTTTCGGAATGACTTTCACGCGGCCCGAGACCGAACCTGTACCGGTTCTCGGGGCCGATTTTTCCAAGGCGTTGCTGATCGAAACCAGCGCCGACGCAACGGCGGAGATCTACCCGATCGATACGCCCGTGCGGATTTCGACTTCCGATCCTATCGCCGTGGCGGGGCTTGGTACCGGGCTGCTGGCCGATGCCGTCAAGGGCATCAACGACCAGCTCACGACCGGAGCCGACGTCATCGTGGTGCGTGTCACCGAAGGCGGTACGGTGGCAGAGACCGTCGCGTCGATCGTGGCGGTTCTCGAAGACGTTGCGGCGATCCCGCCGGCAGTCGGCGCCACGCCCCGCCTAGTCTGGGCTGGCCGGACGGCCGCGCAGCTTGTCGATGCCGAGGAAGCCCCCATCGCCAACCCCGTCCTCACCGCGCTTCCGGCCGCTTGCGAAAAGCTGCTCGCCATCGCTGTCGTTGACCTCGATGACACCAGCACCGCAATCACCCTTGCGCAGCGCGAGGAGATCAATTCGCCGCGCGTCTTGCCCGTGGGGATTGCCGCCAAGGTGTTGGTCGACGATGTCGCCGTGACTCGCCCCATGGGGCCGCGCGTTCTGGGGCTGTTCATGCGCGAAGATTTCGGGCGGGGCGGATTGCCGTTCGATCCGATCGCCAATCGCGTCGTCAACGGACTTGTCGGGCTGTCCCGCGATCTTCCGTTCTCACTGCTCGACGGTTCGACCGAAGGGCAGCAGCTTCTGGAAGGTAATGTTTCGATCGTTACGCGTGGCGAGCGCGGCGTCGATGCTGCGGTCGCAGATGGCGGGTTTGTCTTCATCGGGACCGATGGCGCCGGCACCGGAGAACTCTGGCGGCAAATCCATCAGGTGCGTGGCGCCGACTACCTGACCGTCAAGATCATGGCGATCACGCGCAGCTTCCTTGGGCGGCGGATTTCCGGCGACCTTGTGGAAGCCTGGCTTAATTCGCTCAAGTTCATGTTGCGGGACCATAAGGCAGCCAACGACATCCTCGGTTATGACGTCCAGTTCATCGCCGACCA